GTATTAATAAAGAAATTTTTACTTAATATACAATATAGGGAGAAGAAAGGAAAATAATATGGCAGATATTCTATGTATAAAATGTGGTAAGGTTCTGCAAGATAAACAATTTTATAAAAATAGAGCCGGTAAACCAATAGATATATGTAAGAAATGCCTAACTTTGCATGTTGATGTTACAAGACCTGAAACATATATGTGGATTCTTGAAAAACTAGATGTTATCTATCTTGAAGAAGAATTTAATATAACAATAAATAAAGATTATGCAAAGAAAGGTGCAGATAATTTTAATCATGCTGCGGCTTTAGGCAAGTATTTAGCTAAAATGAAACTTAATCCATGGAATCAATATGGCTTTAAGGATTCAGAAAAAATTAAGCAAGAACGTGAAGCTAAAAAAGAAGAAATAAAACAGCAAGAAGAGGCTTTTAGTAATAATTTACTAGAGCAATTTCAGAATGGACAGATTTCTGAATATGAATATAAAACTTTAACTACTGTAGCTCAGCAAGAGTCTGAAAGAGATCATTTTGCCGCAGATCCTAAAATAGCAATGGAGAAGGACAAGAAAAATGCGGCAAAGCCTAATGGGAGCGGAGATGTTAGCTTTTATGACGAAGAACAGTTTATCTCTGAGGAGGAATTACCCGATCCCGCAGAAGAATTAACTAAAGAAGATAAGGTTTATTTAGCAATGAAGTGGGGGCGCCTATACAAGCCCGCAGAGTGGATTGATCTTGAAGCAACATATGACGAATATTCAGATAGTTTTACTGTTGATGATCCAGATACAGAAAAAGCATTGATTATGATTTGTAAGACTATATTAAAGATGAATCAATGTATTGATGCTGGTGATATTGAAACTTATCAAAAGCTTAGTAGAGTTTATGATGCGATGCGTAAATCTACTAAGTTTACTGCGGTTCAGAATAAAGAAGATAAAAATGATGCAATAACTAGTATTGGTGAACTTATAGTTATGTGTGAACAAAATGGTTTTGTTCCTCAATTTGCTACTGACATACCACAAGATAAGGTAGATTATACCTTAAAAGATATGAATAATTACATCAATAAACTTGTAACACATGATTTAGGTTTTGGTGATCAGATTGAAAATGCCATTAAGATGCTTAAACTTCGTGCAGAAGAAGAAGAACGTGCAAATATTGAGGAAGATAAAGAAATTGAAAGTCTTGGAGATAAGGATATTACAGAATATTTTGATGAACTTGAAACTCAAAGATTAGTAGATATAGAAAGAGAGCAAGTCGAAGAGCCAGAAGAACTCGATGAGGAGGATCAACCATATGGCTTTATCTGATATTTTAAAAACAAAAAAGCAAGAAGCCAAACCAGATAATCTTATGTCTTTATCTGGTCTTTTGGCATTAAAAAGGAATCCTCGGAATGTTAAACAAGGAATTACTCTTGAAAGAATAGAAGCGGTTAAGCCTGTTTTAAGACAATATATTAGTTTTTGGCGGGCTTATCCCGATATTTTTATAGAGAAGGTTTTAGTTAGAGATAACCCTGAAAAGTTTAGTTTATTCTTTTATCAAAGATTAATGTTGCGTGCTATCATGCGACATAAGTATGTATATTGTACTTTTCCTCGTGCTATGGGTAAATCTTTTATGGCGGTTTTAGTATTAATGCTAAGATGTATTTTATATCCTAGATCACATATCTTTGTTAGTACTGGTGGCAAGGATCAGGCAGCTAGTATTACATTAGAAAAAGCTGAGGAATTAAGAAGATTAATTCCAGGATTAAATTATGAACTTGATGTATCAAGAGGTAAAACAAAAACAAGTAAGGCGGATCTTGTTTACCAATTTAAGAGTGGTAGTACATTGGATATTCTTGCGGCGTCCCAAAGGAGCCGTGGTGCTCGTCGTACTGGAGGACTTATCGAGGAGTGTATTCTTATTGACGAGGATATCCTTAATGAAGTTCTAATCCCTACTCTGAATATTAATAGACGTTTGTCAGATGGATCCAGAGATGAAAACGAACCCGCAAACAAAGCTTTGACTTATGTTACGACAGCTGGATGGAAAAATTCATTTGCATATAATAAATGTATCGAGATCCTGGTTCAACAAATTACAGAGCCAGGTAAAGCATTTTGTATGGGTGGTAGTTGGCGAATTCCTGTTATGGAAAAGCTTATTAGTAAGAATTTCGTACAAGAACTTAGATTGTCAGGTACATACAACGATGCATCATTTGCGCGAGAGTATAAGATATCTGATTTGTACTCTTTAAATTATCGAGAACTGCTGGAACCCTTTAGAGCTGCTTAAACTACAACATAAGTTTGAAAGATAACTAAATGTGAATGTTATAAAAATTAAGTAGATTAGGGAATCAGCAACCGAGCCTCGAATAGAGGAAGGCTCAACGACTAAGAAGCGTCAGTGCGACGCTCTGTTCGATACAGTATAATATAAAAGGAGAGTTGTTATTATGAAACAAATTATTATTGATAATATCAGTACCTCATATTTTATCACAGAAGATGGAAAATGTTATAATGAAAAAACAGGTAAATATTTAAAAGGACAAGAAAATTATAAGAATCATTATTTTTCTTATAATTTAACTATGCCCGATGGTAAAAAAAAGAGATGCTATGCACATAGGTTGGTTGCACAAGCATATATACCTAATCCCGAAAATAAAGAACAAGTAAATCATATTGATGGTAATGTTTTAAATAATAATGTTGAAAATTTAGAATGGTGCAATGCTAAAGAAAATCAAAAACATGCTTTAGAACATGAATTAAGAAGTTTTAATCATATTTATTGTTTTAACAAAGATAAACAATGTGTAGCTGAATATAAAAATGTTGCAGAAGCAGCTAAAGCAGTTGGTTTATCAATATCTATTATTATGCAAGAAGTAAATAAAGAAATTAAAACATTAAGTGGTGGTTTTTATTGGTCAAAAGAAAAAGAATTAAAGCAAACAAAAGACTATCAAAATTTAGGAAAAGCAAAAATAGTTTATCAATATGATTTAAATGGTAAATTTATTAATTCATATAGTTCTGGTGGAGAAGCTGCTAGAAGTATAGGAGCTTATTCGGGATCTCATATAACAGAATGTTGTCGTGGTAAAATTAAGTCATATAAAGGTTTTATATGGCGTTATGCTGAAGATATAGTCTCACCTTCTAGTGAAAACTAGAGAGATGTTAGCAAAACATCGTAAGATTAAATGGAATCAGAATGGGCTGGAGACGTGGAGTCCGCATTCTTTAGCTTATCTGCTTTTGATAAGCATAGAGTTATCTTACAGCCAGAATATGAATTTAGTGGTAGATCTGCGAAAGATGCCTACTATGTACTTGGAGTTGATGTTGGTCTATTGTCTGACCAGACAGAGGTTGTGGTGATTAAGGTCACCCCGCACCAGAAATCATCAATTAAGTCTGTTGTTAATATTTATAGTTTTGCAGGCGATGATTTTGAACTTCAAGCAATTAATATAAAAAGATTATTCTATAAATATAAAGCAAAAATAGCTGTTATCGATGGTAATGGTCTTGGTGTTGGACTATTGGAATTTATGACCAAAAGTCAAGTAGATCCAGAGACAGGAGAAACTTATCTTCCTTTTGGTGTAGCTAATGATGAAAAAGGACAATATAAAAATGTTAAGAATGACCTACATGAGCCAGATGCTATTTATAATATGAAAGCTAATGCACCAATTAACACAGAAGCTCATACATATGTTCAATCACAAATGGCTAATGGAAAATTAAAATTTTTGATTGATGAAGTCCAAGCTAAAACAAAGCTTATGGCTACTAAAATGGGAAGTAATATGACTGTCGATCAAAGAGCAGAATATTTGAAACCTTTTACTTTAACATCTGTATTAAGAGAACAAATGGCAAATTTAGTGCAACAAAATGAAGGTATTAATATTATCCTAAAGCAAGAGAATAGAAAAATTAAAAAAGATAAATATAGTGCTTTAGCTTATGGATTATATTATATCAAACAAGAAGATGAGAAACTAAATAAGAAGCGTAAGGGAAGTATAGCTGACTTTTGTTTCTTTAGTTCAAAAAATTAAGGACAAAAATATTTAATATGAAAAGAAGATTTTTGATATACTATGAAATTAAAGTAAGGAGAGTGAGCGAAAATTAGAGCGAGTCGTGGAGAAATAAAGATAGAAGAAATTTTAACATTTGCTGGTCTTGATTTTAAAACTGAATATGAATTTCCGGGATTAACTAGCGCTAAAGGCAATCCACTTCGCTTTGATTTTGCAGTGTTTGATGATGCCGGAGATTTAGATTTTTTAATTGAATTCAATGGTAAGCAACATTATGAAGCTATTAATCACTTTGGCGGAATTGCTGGATTACGCGAGCAACAGTTCAATGATATGAAAAAAAGAGAATACTGTAAGAAGCATGGAATTACTTTAGTGGTTATCCCTTATACAGATGAAAGTCGCATGAATTATGATTATATAATGAAGCGCGCAGGATATTAAAATAAAGTGAGGTATTCAAATGAATAATAGAAGAGAAATAGAACAGCGTCTAGATAGATTTAAAATACTGAATGAATCTAGACAGTTAGCATTATCTTCTGACCAAGCTGGACCTGAAGTCGATTTCTCTCAAATTAGAGTGGGCGCACATAAATTGTCAGATGCTTCTTTAGAGATAAGTCAGTATGAAAAGGCTAGCAGAGAATTAGGTAAGAAAGAGAATGTTTTAAAAGCTATTGCTGAGTTAAACTATGAGAAAATGAGAGAAATTTCTAATTTCTTTTATCGAGTAAGTGGTATCTATAAAAGATTGATAGATTATATGGCAGGATTATATAGATACGATTGGTTTGCAACTCCTTGTTGTGAAGAAGGTGCAAAAGCAGAAAAAATTAAAACAGATTTCTTTAAAATATTAAGATATTTAGACAATTCTGATATTAAACAGTTTTGTATTGAAACTTGTAAAGAAGTTTTATTAAATGGTGTTTATTATGGTTATATTTCTGATACAACAGATAAAGTTGTTATTCAGAAATTGCCTATTCATTTTTGTAGATTAACACAATTTAGAAGTGATAATAAATCTGTTATAGAATTTGATTTAAAGTTTTTTGATAATTATAATAGAAATAAAGATCTTTTAGATAGGGTTTTAGATGCTTTCCCGCCAGAATTTAGAAAGAATTATAACTTATATCATTCAAAGAGTGGCAATAAATTACCTAAAGATTCAACAGGTGTTTCAAGTAGTTGGTTTTCTATGAACCCTAAAAACACGGTGCGTTTTACCATGGGTAATGGAGCTTGGCCTCCTTTTATTGCTACGATTCCAGTTATAATTGATTTAGGTGTAGCTAAAGAAATTGATTTAAAGAGAATGCAGCAGTTATTACTTAAACTTATTATTCAGCATTTACCTTTAAATAAGAATGGTGATTTACTATTTAGTATTGAAGAATCAAGAGAAATACATAACAATGCAGTTAGTATGCTTGCAAAGGCTATCGGAGTGGATGTTTTAACATCGGTTGCTGACGTTTCAGTGGAAACCCTTATGGATCAACGAACCTCCACTGGCGCAGATGAACTTGAAAAAATTGAGCGTGGCGTATTTAATGAAATGGGTACTGCTCAACAATTATTTAATGCAAGTAATAGTGTTGCTCTTGATAAATCTATTATAAATGATGAATCTTCATTAATTGATTTTGTTCTTCAAATACAGAAGTTTTATAATGATATTTTAGATTTAAACTTTAATAAGAGTTCAAAGAAAGTTTATTATAGATTTGATTTCTTAATGACAACTGGATATAATTATAAAGAATTATCTAAGATGTATAAAGAGCAGATGCAACTTGGTCATGGTAAGTTATTATCACAGATTGCTCTTGGTCAACCTCAAAGTCTTATTTTATATACTCTTAAATTTGAAAATGAAATATTACATCTTGGTGATTTATTACAGCCACCTCAGATGTCTTCAACAGTGAGTGGAAAAGATAAGAATGCGGGAGGCAGTGGCGCAAAAGGGTCTGGTAATGTAGGAGGTAATGCACCTCAATCAGATAAACAAGGCAGACCTACAAATGAAGAAAAGGGTGAACCTACTTCCGAAAAAACGGTTGCTAATAGAGAGAGTCAAGGTAACTCTTAAAAAAATTTTTAAAAAAATTCGGACAAATCATTTTAATGATTATAAGTTAGAATTGAAAATATAATAGAAATTAAAAAGATAAGGAGAAAGCTTATGCACAAATCAGTTGCGACTATTGATGCACCTGAATTTATAAATCTCCAAACTAGTGATATTTCACCTTTTATTAAACAGGGTGAAGTAAAAGTTTTATACACTGGTAAGAACAGAAATGGATCATACATATCAAAGGACACTGCGGAGCGTATAGGTAAGACGCTCCGTGGGGCTCCGATTGTTGGATTTTATAAAGATGATGTTGGAGATTTTAGAGATCACGGTGAAAAAGTAACTTGGGATTGTGATGATTTCAAGTTCGAATGTATGACTAAACCTTATGGTTTTGTTCCACTTGATGCTAAAGTTTGGTTCCAGAAATTTACCGATACTAATGAATTTGGAGAACAGGTTGAAAGAGAATACTTAATGACCACTTGTTACTTATGGGCAGGACAGTATGAAGAAGCTAACCTTCCTTTTGAAGGTGAAGGCAGACCTCATTCAATGGAATTGGATGACGAAACATTAGATGGTCACTGGACAACTGATGAAAAAGGTATTGAATTTTTTATTATAAATGATGCTAACATTACTAAACTGTGCATATTAGGACTTGATGTAGAACCTTGCTTTGAAGGAAGTTCTGTAACAGCTCCTAATATATCTACTTCATTTACAAAAGATTCTAAGAGTTTTATCGAGGAACTCAGAGAAATGGTTAAACAAGTAGAATTTGCTAAAAAAGGAGGATCTATAATGCAGAAAAATGAAAAGCAGAATGTAGCAGAAGATCCTAAATTCAATCTTCCACCTATCCAGTTTGATGGTGAAGGTGGCGAAAGCAGCGCTGGAAGTGGTGAAGGTGGTGCTGAAGGTTCTGGAACTGAGGGAACTGGAAGTGGCACTGAAGGAACTGGAACTGAAGGTACTGGTGCTGAAAGTGGTTCTGGGACAGGTACTGAAGGTGGTTCTACCAGTGGTGAAGGTGCTGGAAACGGAGAAGCTCAAGGCACTGGAAATGGAGAACCTCAAGGTACTGAAGAGACTAATGATCCAGTAACTGACATTACTGCAATAGCAGCAAGCGCAACTGCAGGAACTATTGAAGGCGATGTGGCTCAGGTCGAAGGACAGGCTATTACAAATGAAACCACAGCAGACACAGAGGAAGCTAAGGGCGCAGTTGCTGAAGCAGAAGTAGCTCTTGCAGCAGCAGAAGCATCTGGTGATGCTGAAGCTATAGCTGAAGCTGAAGCAGCATTAGCAACAGCTGAAGCAGCTCTAGAAGCTCAGGAAGTAGTTCAGGCTGCAGTAGAGGAACAGCAAGAAATTATTGATGCCGTAGCTAGTGATGTTCAGGGTTCTGACGCAGCTGGTTCTGGTAATGTAGTTCCTAAAGAACAATTTACTGCTTTACAGAATCAGTACAATGAACTTCTCGCAGAAGTTGAAAGTTTGAGAGAATATAAGCTAAAGATTGAAAATAAGGAAAAAGATGCTATTTTAGCTAAGTTTTCTATGCTTCCCGCAGAAATACTTAAGGAAGCTTCAGATAACAAAGTAAAGTATTCAGTAAAAGAATTTGAAAATTACTTAAAGGTACTTTATTTTGATAATAACGTTCAAATATTTACAGAAAAAGAAGTTAAAGTAGAGCCTGTGACTACTTTTAACTTGGATGATTGCGAATCTGATGGGCTTCCCGCATGGCTCAAAGATGTAAAAGCAACACAAGAAAGACTGAATAATTAATAGGAGGAATGAACAGAGATGGCTAATCTAACAAGAAAAGGTTATGGTCAGGTTGAACCTAACCACTTATCTGGACAAGCTACAAAAGAGATTTATGCTCAGCTTCCTGCAGTGAATACTATTACTCAGCTTGAGAATGGTCAGTTTGCAAAATATGATTATGCTAATGGTAATGTAAATACAGCTGCAGCTACTGATGGCGAGTATATGCTTGTTTTAAATGAAGTTAAGTTATACGATGATCCATGGAGAGAGTCATATAAAGATTTCTGTCTGAAAACTTCTCAGTTTACAGATGGTAAGATTTATCCTAGACTTTATGCTACCAAAGTTGGTGACATTATTACTACTAACTGTTTTGCATCAGCAGCAAGCTCAGGTGATGCAACAGTAGATTTAGGCGTTGCAGATAACGCTGATGTAACTGCTGGTATTTATTTTGCAGTTAATGCAAATGGATTCCTTGAGAAGCAGGTTTCAAAGCCTGTATCAGGAATGGTTTGGAAAGCTGTAAAGATTTATACTATGCCTGACACAACACAGCCTGGTATTAAGATCCAGAGAATTCAGTAATAGGAGGAAAATAGAATGGAATTTACAAATCTTGTAAAATTAGGAAAAGTCCTAGCTAAAGCAAATCCTTCTGCTCCTACTGCTTATAGTTTCGGTAATGAAAGCTTTTCATATGAAGCTTTAAGCGAAACTTTCAGAGCTGGTCTTACAGATCTAGTAGGCGATGGCAGAGATTTTTATAAGTGGAATGAAAATAAGAATAAGTGCTTCCAGTTAATGGCTGAAATCATTACTGATGTACTTCCTAAGAGAGTTATTGAGCAGTATGGTTCTTTCGCAGAGACCAAGGTATATGCTCAGGGTGACAAGCCTATCTTCTATCAGAAGGTTACAGTTGCTTCAAAGCGTAGAGCTAAGCAGTTTGTAACAAGAGTAGGTCTTGATGGTATTTACGAAGTATTCAAACTTGATGGAAAGAAATTAGAAGTTCCTACAAGCGCTTACGGTGCTGCTGTACAGGTAACACTTGAAGAAATGCTTGATGGTAGAATGAATCTTCAGGAATTCCTTGACATCATTATGGAAGGTCTTAGCGATTGCGTATACGCAGAAATCGAAAAGGCTCTTATTGCATCAATTAGTCAGTTAGGTGCAAAGAATAAGTACACTTCTTTAACAGGTTTTGAAGAGGATAAACTTGATGCACTTCTTCAGGTTGCAGATTCTTACGGTGGTGGAAAGGCTCCTATTTACTGTACATTTGAGTTCGCAGCTAAGATGTTACCTGCAACTGGTTGGGTATCAAATGAAATGAAGAACACTAGATGGACTAATGGATACCTTGGTAGCTACAAGGGACACTCAGTTATTTTACTTGAGCAGTCATTTACTGATGAAACTGCTACAGAAAAGGTAATTGATCCTAAGTATGTTTGGATTATCCCAGGTGGAGCTGATAAGCCCGTTAAGTTAGCATTTGAAGGACAGGCTATTGTAAATGATTTCGAGAATAAGGATCTTTCAAGAGAAATCCATATTTACGAAAAGTTCGGTGCTGCAGCTATGGTTCAGAACAATATCTGCGTATACATCGACAATACACTTTCAAAGAGTAACTAATTTAGTTTAATTTAAGGGGCAATTAATTTATTTAATTGCCCCTATTTTTTTAAAGAGAAAAAAGGAGATTAAAAATTATGATAGATGATAAAACAGTTGTTGAATTAACCAACAGAGATAATGGTCGGATAGGTTATACAATAGAAGATTTAAGAATAAGTAGAACTTTCTTACCCAATGAAACAAAGAAAGTTACCGCAGAAGAAATTAGAAAATTATCTTATATGCCAGCTGGAATGAAAGCTCTTAAGGATACTTTTATTATTGGCAATAAAGAATTAATAGATGAAATTTTACATAATGTTGAACCGGAGTATTACTATACTGAAAAAGAAATTAATAGATTAGTACAGGAAGGTTCAATAGATGAATTCTTAGATGCACTTGATTTTGCACCTGAGAGTGTAGTAGATATGTTAAAAGATGCTTGCGTTAAACTTGAAGTTACTGACGTGCGCAAGCGTGAAGCAATTAAGAAAAAGACTGGACTTGATGTTACAAAAGCAATCGAGTGGGAACGTGAAGCTAACAAAATAGAAGAGGCGGTAGAGGAAGCTCCAAAGCGCCGAGTAGTTACCGCTCCCGCAGAAAAAGCTGGAACAAGGAGAGTCGTTAAAAAGTAAAGGAGGGAGAGATTATGACACATTTAGATAAAATATATGATGATTTTTTATCTAGAATAACTGACGATATGTATATGGAAATCACTCCCGAACAAACCAGAAGTATGCTATTTAAATTATTAAGGCAAGCTATACCATGGTTTGAATTTCCAAGATGTTCTCTTGAAATAGTTGAAATTGTTGTAGATCCAGATGCAGAAACTCTGGAATATATTAAAGTAATCGAAGGCGATTTAACAAAAGAAGAAATTGGAATTATTAGCACATATATGGTAGTTGCTTGGCTAGGTCAACAGTTAGCAAATATAGATTTAGTTAGACAACATTATACCGGTGCTGATTTTAAACTTACTTCTCAGGCTTCTCATCTTCAAAGAGTTAGTAAGTTAAAAAAAGACTATGAAGATCAGGGATTTCATTTACAAAGATTGTATTCACGTAGAAAGAAAGATGATGATGGAATAATGCAGTCTACAATGGGATCAATTATGGAATCTTCGACAGGAGGTTTTCATGGTATTGAAATATGGCGTAGAGACTGATAATAAAATCATTCAGAATGAAATAAAAAAATTAATTAATCAAATCTATAAGTTACTTCCTAGTTGGGAAGAAAATATAGATTGGAAAAAACCTTTAGAAACTATTATCGAAGAACTGGCGGGAATGGATAGGTTGTTAGCCGATCAACATAATATCTTCTTCCCAGTTCTTAGTAAATTAGAAGGTCTATTTATTTGTCAACCAGACCAATTTCATTTGTTCCGTAGAACAATTTTTGAAATACTGGGGCTTATGAGTAGTTTGCGGGATAGCTTTAATGATTGAAGATGATTTATCTATAAGACTTAATTATCACGGCGGATCGGTCAGACAAGATAGAATGGTGCGAGATAAACTTTGGAGTTTAAAGAGTGCAATGCGGTCATCCTACCATAGGGCAACCGCAATTCTATCTGATGGCTGTGAATTTAATTGTTTATTAAATCCAAGTAAGTTAAATGCTGATGTGGATTATAAAGAAATATCAATTCCTTTTAAAGATGTTTGTTTAAATATGCCAATAATGGGTAAAGCTTCTGAAAATGAAATGGATATTCCATTAAAATGTGGAGATATTTTTACATGGAAAGAAACTTGTACAGATTGGCTTGTTTATGTGCAACGTATTGATGAGATAGCTTATTTTAGAGCAGGATGTTATAAGTGTAATATTGAAGTTGAATTTAATGGTTATACTCAAAAAGGTCATATTATAGGACCAGGTCAACGGTTACAAGACTGGCGATATGCGCGTGATACAATGTGGTTAAATATTAATTATGATGCAGTTTTGCTATTGCCAAAAACACCAGAGGTATTAGAGTATCTTAAAAGATTTGATAAAGTAAAGACCGCAGAAGATCAACAGTGGGAAGTTCAAGCAAGAAACATGATGCTTGAAGGAATTATTGAAATTGCACTTAAAGAAGATTACATTAATACTGCGGCGGATGCTCAAAGAATTGATCCAGATCCTGAACCACCAATGCCGGGTGAAGCTTATATAGACGGTCCGCTTTATGTGGATTGCTTTGAGAAGTATACTTATACTATTGTAAATATGAATCCCGCAGGTACTTGGAGTATTACAGAAACTAAATTAGCTACAATATTAAAACAGGAAGATGATACTATTGAAATAGGAATAACTTCTAAGAAGTCTGGAAAGCTACATATTAACTATAGTTATGAAGGAATAGATGTAACTTTAGAAGTTACTATTAGAAGTATTTAAGAGTTAAAAGGAGAAAGTTATGCACACAGATTTAAGGAATGAGATTAAAAATAGCTTTTACTCAATAGAGAAAGATATAATGACAATATTAACAAAGTTATTTGTTAATAATCCTAAAAAAGATGATCTTCTTAGACTCTTAATGATTAACAATAAAGATTGTTTAGATGACTTGGAAAATGAAGAGTATAAGAAAATTATATCAAGTGTTAATTTACGAACATTGCGCGAGCTTGGGTATATTAAATTAGAACCCAAGCTTGGCTTTGAGGAATTCCCAGAAGTAAAGAATCATATAGTTATTAGTTTTGATAATTATGTGCAAAATGCAACTAATCCGGAATTTAGAGATAATACAATTTCATTTGACATTATATGTCATACAGACTATTGGGACATCGGAAATTGTAGATTAAGACCTTTTAAAATAATGGGTATTATTGATGCAATGCTTAATAAATCTAAATTATCGGGTATAGGTACTCTTCAGTTCATAGGCGCGCAGGAGTTAATATTAAATCAAGAATTGTCGGGTTATACATTAACCTATGTGGCGATTCATGATGGAGATGACAGGAATCCACTAACCCCCGCAGAAATGGCTGAAGCAAATGGTCAATGAGACATTACTTACTTCTGGAGGAGATGTCCCATTTATAGAAGCTGGATTAATAGTTCATCAACCCACTTTAGAAGAAATTGGATATATAGGCGGGGAAACTGAATTCCGCTGGGGTTGTGAAGTATTAAATATATCAAAAGATTCATTAAGTGACGTGGACAAAAATGTTTTAGATACTTTGAATAATTTTGATATTTTTATGAAGTTAATGAATGACCATGATAAAAACATGAGTAATTTGCGTGAAAGTGCGATTCATGTGTTATCCATTTTATTTCCAAGCTATGAAATGACGATAGATAAAGACGCTCTTGTCTTTACTAAGGATTCTCAAATAAACTATATACGCAAAGACACTTTCCCTATATTTCAAAAAATACTTGTCGATATATGTTGTTTAAAGAATTCAGATAACGATAAACAAAGTTTTAATCCTAAGAGTAGGGTAGCTCAACAAATTGCGGAAAAGTTAAAGAAGGGTCGAGCACAGGCGGCACTTTCTAAAAAAAATAATAAAATTTCAATACTTTGTCGTTATGCGTCATGTTTAGCTATTGGTTTGAGAATTGACCTCAGAGTTATTATGAGGTATACAATTTTTCAAATCTACGATCAGTACAAGCGTTATCAGCTTTGGGAAATTAATGATTTCCATGCCAAAGCTAGATTAGCGGGAGTAACGGAGCTTGAAAATCCGGAAGACTGGAGACAAGATCTTCACCCGGATATAAAATAATTTTTATGGAGGACTTTATATGATAACTGATGAGCATAAGGGAATTCTATTTGCCGAGAGCGAATCTAGAACCTTGGTTGATTGGGTAAAATATTTCGATAATCAATATAGCTATAATACATTGTATAGTTTTTGTTATCGAAATAAATTAAAAACTAAACCTCGTTCTAAAGAAGAAATAAGCAAACAGCAATCACAGAATGCTAGAAAATGGAACATTAATCAAGATTATTTTAAAACTTGGTCTAGAAACATGGCTTATATGTTTGGCTTTTGGTGTGCAGATGGATGTATGTACAATGGTAGAGTGTTTGATATTACAGTGCAAAATAAAGACAAATATATTATTAAACAATTCGCTAAAGAATTAGGATATGAAGGACCTATATTAGATTATGTTGATAGACAAGCTTGTAGAATAAATTTTAGTTGTTATGTAATTTATAATGATTTAAAAGCACTTGGTGGAGAAGAGTGTAAAAGTAAAACTATAAAATTTCCAAATGTTCCAAAAGAATACTTAAGTGATTTTATTAGAGGCTATTTTGATGGTGATGGTTCAGTTTATGATGTACAAGGTGGACGCATTAATAGTGCTTTTACTTGTGCTAGTATGGATTTTTTAAATTCTTTATGGAATTTATTAAAAACTGAAGCTGGTATAGAAGGAGGCAGTTACGATCATACAAGCTATACTTTGAAATTTGGCAAGAAAGATTCTATAAAGCTTGCTCAGTTTATATATAAAGACGATCCAGAACTCTTTTTACTTAGAAAAAGAGAAAAATTTAACAAAATTTTATAGGAGGAAAAGACTTATGAAATATGGCATGAACCTCTCGTGCTAATATACCTTATCCTATTCATCATAGGGGTCAAAAATATTTTTGGCTATCGGGGGTAAAATCCCGAGTCATGGTGCTAAAATTAGCATCGCGATGTAGAGACTATAGTTTTAATCGACTAGTAGGATCGTTATTGATACACGATTCCAAACAGGTATAGAAACATCTAGAATGTTTTTGAGAGATAGTCCGTATTATATAATACGAAGAGAAATATGTAACGTAGTATTCAAGGCTAAGAATGACATGACTATTGGTACTGCTTCATTCGTTAAAGGTCAGCCTGTTCTATATATCGATACAGCTAAGACTTCAACTACTGAAGGCGCTGCTACAACTGTATATGCTACAGGTGGTCGTGGTAATACTCGTTTAATTGCTTGGGAAGGTGAGCGTACACTTACATTCAACGTAGAAGATGCTCTACTTAGCCCTATTAGCTTTGCAATGCTTTCTGGTGCTGGTGTTCTAAAGGGTGCTAGTGATAGCGTACAGTTAGTACACGTACATATGACAGCAAATGCTTACACAAATTATGATGCTACACAGAAAGGTTATATCGACCTTCAGGATGCATGTTTAACAAATGATATTATTTGTCCTACTGCTCCTATCTTTGTTGCATATACTGAAGTTGATGGTTCATTAACAGGTAGCCTTGTTGAGGGTCTTTCAGTTGGTACAACTGCTAATGCAACTCTTGGTCTTAAGGCTAATCAGTATCTTGTTAAGGCAGATGCAGTTTCAGGTTTCGGTGGAAAGCCTACTTTCGTAGATTTCTATGTAGAGAGATACTCAAAGAAGGTTAATGAAATTCAGATTGATGGTAATCACTTTGGTGGATACTTCTATGTTGAGGCTCAGACTCTTTGGAGAGATACTGATGGTGCTGACCATGCTGCTGAAATGACATTCCCTAACATTAAGATCCAGTCTAACTTCACATTCAACAACGCTGCTACTGGTGATCCTTCAACATTCACATTTACAATGGATGCATTCCCTGGATATACATGGTTTAATAAGACAAGAAAAGTTCTTCTTGCTATTCAGGTTATGGATGATATTGAAGATGCCGGTGCAGGTATGCAGGGTGTATTTGACCACAAAGCTGATGAAATAATCGATAATGATGCTTCAGCAACTGAATTCTTTGATGACAGTGTTCAGCCTGCTGGTTGATAATATTATAATTTAAGGGAACTTACTTAATGTAAGTTCCCTTTATTTTTTTATGCGGGAGGAGGTGCCGCGCGCATGAGTGCTTTAAGTGGCTACGTTCATGCTTTTAAAGGTAATTATAATAGATATGGTATAATTAGAAAACGTGATACAGACAGTAAATTAAATAATCAAGAAATATCTAGACAGACTGAATATTGGAGAGAAAAACAAGAAAAAATTAAGACTTTGTTTAAAGAAAAGACTAAAATGGCGAATAAAGAAGATGTTTTTGAACAAAATGCTGAAAATGAAATGTCTGGATTGTTAGGTTTTATGCAAAAAATGCAAGAAGCAAATATAAACCAATCAAATGAAAAGCAGTTAATTTTTCAAAAAACTTTAGGTGAAAGTTGGGAAGAGCTGATGAAGTTTTATGATATGGATTTATCTACTGGCTCAGTTAAATTAAAAACTATGGGCGTTAAAGGACTTCTATCAGAAAATATTGAAGTTTTAAAAAGATTAGCTACTAATAAGTTTTCAATGACTTGGGCGGGAT